AGCTGATATAGCAGCCATTCGCAACGTTCACCAATTGTAGCATCCTTTTCAGGATCGAAGTCGTGCGCAAAGGGATCTATAAACTCCCCTGCCCGCTTCAGACCGTACATTAATCCAAGATTAAGTGACGGGATCAATTGGTAGACGCAGCAATGGTCATCGCCCCCAGTGCAAGGAAACTGTTGACCGTCACGACGACGGAAGATCATAGAGTTAATCATAACCCACTGATCGTGAAAGTAAGTCTTTCCAACAGAAAGTTCCAAGCCTGCGGCGGATGAGAATTCCCGCCAAAGTTCCCGGAGCCGATCGTCACCATTAAAGGCACAGTCGTCTCCGTTCACAATGAGATCACGTTCGAGAGGAGCGAAAGTTAATTCGCTACGAATCTCAGGAACACGTCGTTTGTTTTCGAGTCTGCGCATTATTTTCGCACAGCTGATTACTGCAAAGTTTATTAGGCAGAGAATCGGGAAGCTCAAAGGCGACCCCATAAGCTGACCTTCACGTTGGGTACGTGAACAGTAGCAAGGGAGGTCATATTGAGTCTTCACTTCGAAGAATTCGACTTCATGTCGCGTCAGGCCTTGAAGGCACAGCTGACGGATCTCATCCGGCATGTTTAGCCGGTCTGCGATGCGATTCATGACCCATTCGGACAACTCGGCGCGCAAATTATTAGTAGCGGCCTTATAGTCTCCACTCACGTGGAGTTCTCCCCCTTTTAACTGAGGGATGAACCGAGTCAGATCGCATGACGTCATAGGACGATCGCAAATGACATTCGGGAGACTCTTTACTCCCCGGAACAAGAGTTTTCGCACCCCGTGAAGTACGGAATAATGCGCCGAACGACCTTTCGAGATCGTCCGGATCTTCGCGGGCTCCGGAAGACTATGGAGCTGCGCAAAGGGTTCCTGCTGCCGTGCAACATCAATCATGTGCCGTGTTAGGCTGTCACGGTTGATAGACGTCGTACTGTCGACAAACACCGAGGATTCGGGCTGTCGACACTCCTCATCCCACGTAACACGTTCAAGGTTCAATGCCTCGCATGGTTCGTGATGGAAGAAGCCTCCATGGCCAGTTATCTGGCGGAGTACAGACGTCTGGGCGCCATAGGAGCGCCGACCAGACTCATAGTGACCGTTCCGGGATGGAACAGGGATCACAAGATCAGTCCACGGTTGTACAGGGAAGCACCGCTCGATGAGCGCGTCAAGTCTGAACTTAATCAGGTGACGGTAGTGCCTCTGGAAAGCAGAATCCTTCCTTCGTGACGTTAGGTCGGCGAAGGTGCTCCAACTCTCCTGGGCGAGGGCGGCCTCGTCTGCACGAGGCATCCCCTTCTTTAAGTCCAGAAGAGTTTTTGTGAAACCGAGTAGTCGGTCTTGTTCACTCTCCGATCTTGCCTTCCGGAATTGTTTCCGAATGTGCAGATCCACTGGGTATAACCCAGGAAAATGGAACCTTTCTTTCCCTTCTTTTATGATTGAAGGGGGACACTTCGGCATCGGTTGTTGATTAAACCAACTGAAAAGTGCCGCACCTCGGTATTTTATTACTTGAAGTGCTGTCCCATCTTCCCATTGAGTTTTACTCTCTAGAAAGATCTGTTCCCATGCTACGTCGCGGATTTTATATCCGTATGCGACATATGCATCGAAAACACACTGTGTAACCTGTGATGCCTTTAGGCATGGTACACAAAGGTGATCGGGGCGTCTATGAGATTCAAGGCTTTGCGCCAGAAGTCGTGCATAGACGGGATTTTTCCCGATATACCAACGGGTGCAATAGAAGCACTCTTTTGTCGAATTGAGCGATTCCATCGCGGATTTTACTCAGGTGATTACCGGTATTTGGCCGAAGGGGCAATACCAACCTAGAG